AGATTATCAAACACATCACAAATCATGGATAAAACAGTTGTGATTACTGGTACTCAAGAAGCTGTAGACAAAGCAGGTAGAGCATCTGAATTAGCTTACCAAATCGCTAAAAGAGCAAAAGAGTTAAAAAGAGATATGGAAGCAACTGTTACAGGTAACATTGCTGAAGTAGCTGGTAATTCTTCAACTGCTAGAAAAATGGGTACATTAGGATCTTGGATTGCTACTAATGACGACTTAGGTGCATCTGGTGCATCAGGTGGTTTAGGTAACACTGCTAGAACTGATGGAACTCAAAGAGCATTCACAGAAGCTCAGTTAAAATCAGTTATCAAAAATGTTTGGAATGCTGGTGGTGATCCTACAATGATCATGGTCGGCCCATTTAACAAACAAAAAATATCTGGTTTTACTGGTAACAGTACTAGATTCGATGCAGGTGCTGATGCTACTTTATATACTTCAGTAGACGTATACGCATCTGACTTCGGTCAATTACAAGTCGTACCTAACAGATTCTCTAGAGATAGAGATGCTTACGTACTTGACATGAATTACTTCGGTATTGCTTTCTTAAGAGACTTCAGTATGCATGAACTTGCAAAAACTGGAGACACAGAGAAAAGACAATTATTAGTAGAAGCAACTCTTGAGTCAAGAAACGAAGCTGCATCTGGATTAGTTGCAGACTTAACTACTTCATAATAATTATAACTGTTTGGGGGAGTAACCTTAACATCTGCTCCCCCAGCAGATTCTAAACAATGAAGATCTGAGAGAAGGTTAGGATCGGAACATTACAAGGAATATAATGAGAACACTTAACGACTATTTTTTAACAGCTAAAATCACAGACATATCTACAGCAGGATCTACTTTTGTTGCAGTACCTGATGGTGGTAAAATTATTAAAATTTTTTCTTGTATTAAAAATGCAATCACAACAGCAAACGCAGGTTTATCTTTTGAATTAGGTGGAACTGCAATTACTAATGGTGGTATCACAATAACTCAATCTGGTTCAGCAGCAGGTGATGTAGATTCATCTACACCTTCAGCAGCAAACTCAGTAGAAGAAGGTGACGCTATCGAAATGATTACTGATGGTGCATCAGCAACTGCTTGTGAAGCTATTATTACATTTGTAATCAGAAGATAAGGAGTAACATGGCACATTTTGCAATGAGACCTGTTACTACACAAAAAGTTACTTCATCAGGTTCATCGGCAGCATCATCAGCTTTTGGAGCTAACATTGAATATGTTAGAGTCATAGCAGATGCTGATTGTCATATTGAATTTGGTGTAGCTCCTACAGCAACTAATGCTAAGATATTTTTAGCATCTAAATCTGAAGATTACTTTAAAGTATCTGAAGGTGAAAAAGTTGCAGTTATAGGATCTGCAAATCTTTACGTAACTGAATTGACAGAGTAATGGGAAAAGTTCGATCTGTAGAATACGATGGTGGAATAAAGACTCGATATATACAAGAGTCTGATGGTAAATTAACTATTAATAATGAACAGAATGTAAATCCTTTGTTAAAAAGAAACAAAGAACTTTACAATCATGATGATGGTTATTTATCTAAAGCTAGAGAAATGAAAAGAGTAGCTAGTGTACCTCCATTAGTGCTACAGATCTGGGCAAAAGAATATAATGGTAGTAACAACTGGTTTGCTTTACCAAAAGAAATTCAAAGAAAAATAATGAGAACTAAACTGAACTCAAATGAGTTTAGATATTTTAGAACAGCAGAAGGTAATTTATAATGGCATTATCAACTTATTCAGAATTAAAAGCATCTATTGCCAATTTCTTAAATAGATCTGATCTAACTACAGAAATACAAGATGACTTTATTAAACTTACAGAAGCTGACTTCAATGCTAAATTAAGAATTAGACAAATGGAGCAGCAAGATGATATTACTATTGATGCTGAACAAGTTACAGTTCCAACAGGTTTTCTTGCTGTAAGATCATTTTTTATATTACAATCATCAGTTAAATATCCATTAGAATATATAACACCACATAATCTATTTGAAATAAAAGGTGGATCAAGAACTGGTAGACCAAGAACATATACAATAGAGAGTGATAATGAAGTGGAAAAATTTAGATTCGGTCCTGCACCTGATACTTCTTATACTGGTAAGTTATCTTATTATAAAGCTATCGGAGCACTTAGTGATTCAAATACAACAAATTATATTTTAAGTAAACACCCAGCAATATATTTATATGGTTCATTATACCATGCAGCAAACTTTCTTGGTGGAATAGATCAAACACAATTATCACAATGGTTACAAATGTATTCTACTGCATTAGAAAGATGCGAAAATAACGACAGACAAGATACATATGGTGGTGCACCTGTTCAACAAAGAACAGATGTACAAACAGATTTATCATTTTATAGGAACAGATAATGCAAGTACCTTTTGGAGAATGGCTACCTGATCAACCACCACATTTGAATCCAGGAGCTAATGTAGCAACTAATGTTTATTATGCTCTTAATTCATATAAGAGATTTCCATCTTTGGTAGACTATTCATCAAATAATATTGGTGCACATAGTAGAGGTGCAGGTTCATTTAGAGATAATGCTGGTAATGTATATAACTTTGTAGCAAAGAATACAGATTTATATCAATTAGCATCAGGAACATTTACATCTAGAAAAGGATCTCTTACAGGTGGTGATACAGACTTTTGGACATTTACACAGTTTGGAAACTATGTAATTGCAAGTAATGGAGTAGATGCACCACAATATTACCTAATGGGTACATCAACTAACTTTGCTAATCTTAGTGCAATACAAACTGCAGGTACTACACCTAACTTTAGAGTATCAGGAGTTATTCGAGACTTTTTAGTTACAGGTAACCAATCATCAAACCAAAACAGAATACAATGGTCAGGTATTAATGATATTACTGTTTGGTCAGGTAAACAAGCAGACCAACAAGATCTGCCAGGATCAGGTGGTGAAATAGTACACATTACATCTGGTGAGATTGGATATGTATTTAGGCAAAACCAAATCATACGTATGGACTATGTTGGTGGAGCAACAATATTTAGGCTTTCAGTTATATCTCCAAACAGAGGAGCTGTATATGGAAGAACAGTTTGCCAGGACAATAGACGTGTATTTTTTTATGCAGATGATGGATTTTATGAATTAAATGGTGACAGTATATCACCTATTGGTGCAGAAAAAGTTAATAGATTTTTTGATGCTAACTTAAACAAAGCATATACAGATAGAATCTGTGCAGCTGTAGACCCATTTAATCAATTGGCTTTATGGTTGTACCCAAGCGTTAATAATACTACCAATACTACTGGTATTTGTGATAGAATTATTATCTACAATTATGCTACTAAAAAATGGTCTTTAGCAGAAGCTAATGCTAGTACAATCTTTACACAGTTTGTAGGTGCATATACTGTAGAGCTTATGGATATTATATCTGAAAACTTAGATGCAATTAATATAGCATTAGATACAGATTTTTGGAATGGTGGTCAGTTATTCTTAGGTGCAGTAGATGGTGATTACAAAGCAGCTATCTTCTCTGGTACAGGAAATGAAGGTGAAATAGAAACATCTGAATTAGAAATATTTCCTAATCACAGAGCTAGTATACAAGGAATAAGACCTATTGTAGATGCTACAGCTACAGTCACTTTAAAAACAAGAGACAGATTAGCTAATAGTGTTACAACTTCATCATCTTCTAGTATGAATAGTTCAGGTATGAATCCTGTAAGACAATCTGGAAGATATGTAAAAGTAAATGTTAAAACACCAAGTGGTGTAGTATGGACAAATGCACAAGGAATAGATCTTGTTGCATCTAGATCAGGATTAAGATGACAGATAGTACAGATATAGATAATGTAAGATATTCATTTGAGACTCAAGAGTTCTTTCAAAGACAAATTGAGGAAGCTATCAATGCATTAATTAATGAAAAGAATAATGAAAACAACAAAGCTTTTGCTTGGTTTATGGGGGAATAAATGGCAGGAATAAAAGATTATTCAACAACAGCAGCTAACAACACAACAGTAGGAAGTATTAGTGTAGCAGAAGGTATGTTACCTTCTAACATAAATAATGCTTTTAGAGGATTAGCAGCAGAAATAAGAGAATTTTATAATGATAGCCAATGGGTTATCTATGGTGATGGAGATGGATCTTTTACAGCAGCATATGCTAGTGCAACTTCATTTACAATTGCTGGTTCAGACGTAACAGCTTTCTATCATGCAGGAAGAAGAATTAAAGCAGTAGGTTCATCTACTGGAACAATCGTTGGAACAATAGCTAGTTCATCATTTTCAACAAACACAACAGTAAATGTTACTTGGGATAGTGGATCATTGTCTAGTGAGTCTCTTACAATTTATGTAGGTGTTCTTTCTAAAACAAATGATTCTATTCCTGAAGATGTTATTGATGCAGCTAATTTAAAATCTAGTTCTGTATCTACAGCAAAGATTGCAGCTGACGCTGTAACAAATGCTAAGATAGCAGATGATAGTATAGACTCAGAACATTATGTAGATGGTTCAATAGATA